AGAAAAAATAAAATGTATTTTCTTTTAAATCAAAAATAGTTGTAGTAGTTAAATAATAACTTGATAAAGCAAATGTAGCACTAATTGTAGTTTCTTCATTTGTAGTTTCATTTCTTAATACAATAGTTGTAGCACTCATAACTCTTGGTATAAATGTTAATGTTTGTGCTGTAGCTTGTTCTTTTAAAATTATCATAAACTATTTTTATATATTAATAATTTAAATTCAAAATTGTTTTAAAACAAAAAAGGATGCTAAATAAATAGCACCCCTTTTAAAAAAACAAATAATAATATTATGCTACAGTACCTTCAATAATAGAAGCTAAAATACTTGTAGTTAATGGACCTGTTACAAAGTTTGCAGGTACAGGTTCCATTCCTTGAAATTCCATAGAATAACCTGATTTATCTGCCATAGCTGCACCACTTGAAATAGTTGCAGTAACTAAATCCATTCCTTTGGTTAAACCTGCCATAAAGAAGTTTCCATTGTTATCTTCTATAATGATTTGTGGTCTACCATAAGCTAATAATTTCAATTGCTTGTGGTCTGCAATAGTTAATTTATTAATGCTTAAAGTTAATTTTTGGTCTACAAATGTAGTTCCGTTTTCTCTTGATGAAGTTACAGTTTGTTCAAATGTTGAAGTACCCTTCAATTCATATTTGTACCCAACAGGCGTTCCACCTAAAGCTGTAATTACATCTTCTTGTCCTGATGTTGCAGAATAAGTTACCGTTGTAGCATCACCCCAATTAATGAAGTATGCTGCTCTCAATCCACCGATGCTATTTTTGCATTGTTCGGCTCTTCCTAATGATATATCGCAAGGCATAGTTTTATATTTTAAAAGTTAAAAAAAAGGGAAGGCATTTTACCTCCCCTTATTTAAGTAAACTAAATTAGTATTAGTTAGCAGCGTTTGTGATTCCGTAAGTTACGATATCTTCTACAGCTCCGTATTGTACACCTGCAGTAAATCTCATAACAACTCTTACGTTTTCAGAACCATCAATATCAGCCATATCAATAACTTTCACTTCATTGTAATCAGATAATAAACCTGTTCCAAAGAATAAGTTAGATTTTTGTGCTGCAATAGCAATGTTAGAAGCTAAACCATTGGCAACAAAGATTTTAACACCATCAAAAGATAATGAACCATTGTTAAACCATTGTGTACCCATTGTATTAGTACCATTAGCACCTAAACCTGATGCACCAAAACCACCTAAAGCACGTACATATGCTCTTGCGATGTTTTGTGATACATAGATATACAAATCTTCTTTTCCGTAAAGTGAAGCAGGAATAGCATCAACAATTTTTCCTAATTCAGTAATTACGTTTGCAGCAGTTACAGTAGTTCCTGCAACTTCTTGTGCAGCAGGTAAAGCAGCATCTAAAGTTAACAATCTTGAAAATCCGTTAAATTCACCCGCATTAGCGGTAACACCTCTCCAAATGTTTTGTTCTGTTTTTTCAGCAACTTTAGAAGCTACGTGAGCTAATAAGAAGTCAGCAAAAGCAGGAGGTAAAGAATCAAATGCAGAATAACCCATTTGAACCGCTTCCCAATCCGATTTAAATGAGGTCTTACAAAGTTGTAAATTTACTTGGAATTCCTCAGGTTGAAGGATTTTTTCAGTTAAAGTTAAAGTAGAAGTAGCATCAAAATCACAAGTAGCATCTTTAACGATTGCATCTGTAGCAACTTTTTTAAGAACTTCTTTAAATTTTACGTTTGGTTTTACTTCAATTCCACCATTTGCAATAGTAGAACCTGATAATAATGCAGCAGAAACATATTTCCCTGCGAACTCACCTGCATAGGTAGTTGTAATTGATGTTGTAGTCGGCATAGTTTTTTAATTAAAAAGTTTTGACATAACTATATCTTGTGTAGTTAATTGTCGATTAGATGAAAATTTATTTAGTTTTACTTCGTTTTTAACTTCAGGTGAGTGTGTTAATGGTTCAACAACTACATCTGAACTTAATTCTTCTTTAACAACTTCTTTTACTGATTTTAATTCAGCAATTTCAGTTCTTAATTTTTCAATTTCTGCAAAAAACATTTCTTTAGAAACTGATTCTACAATTCTTTTTGGAGTAGCTACTGTTTCAGCTTGTGCTTCAACTTCAACTTCTACTTCAGCTTCAGGTGCTTCTTCTACTTCTACAGCAGGTTCTTTAATTTCAGCAATAATACCTTCAACAGCTACTACTAAAATCATACCATCTTCTAATTCGTATTCTCCAACAGGCATAGGAATCCTTTCCTCGCCATTAACAATAAAAACAGCATTATCCATTTCAAAAGCATCTGCCTCTAAAACAGTAACGCCATCCATTAGTTTCATTTGAGCAAGATTTACATCCATACCCAAAAGAGTTTTAATTTCATTGATTACATTCATATTAATAAGTATTTATAGTTTAAATTATTATTATTTATTTTTGTTATAAATTAGCCATTAGAACGCACCATAGTTCTTTCAGTATTTACATTTGTAACTGAACTTGATTGCTGTGCTACAGTTGAACCAATACCTTGTTCTTGTAATTCACCTTGGCAACATTCAGAACTATATTTTCCATCTTTACATAAACAACCACGTTTTCCACCTTTAGGTGAACTTGTTTTATTTCCCATAATTTTATTTATTAATTTCAGCATTACTTATTATTGATTTAATTTTTTCAATTAATTCTAATTCTTTTTCTTGTTGTAAAGACATTTCTAATTTATCAGCAAAGTAACCTTCGATTGAAAAACCTTTTACTTTACCTGTTTTAACAAAGTCATTCCAAATAACATCATTGTTAACTTTCATTGAAACTACCCAAGAACCAACAGGTGCATCTAAACCATATTTTTTAGATTTATCCATTTCTGCATCTTCAACAATCCAAGATTCTACAATACTTAAATCTTTTAATTCTTTTTGATGTTCTAATGTTGCGTTATTTTGATTTGAGTTCATTAAAAACAATTCACTTGCTTTACGTACTGTTTCATCTGAAAAGAAAATGTAATATTCATCATTTCCATTTCTTCTATAAATGTGCTTGTTAGGAATTAAAGCAGCACCCATTAAAATACGTTTTTCATCATCAACTTTTGCCAAAGCTAATTGTTGATTTAATGAAACAAAGTTAGATTCTATTGCAGGAAATTCTACTATTGAAACGGCATCTACTCCTGAAAGTTCTTCGTTTTCGTCTATTATTAATTCTATTATCTTCATATTATTAAAATAAATTAAGTTTTGTTTTGTTTTTTTAACTTTTAATTTAAAGCAATTTTTATTGCATTTAAGCTATTATAATTGTTTTTAATATACTATATTGTTTTTTTAAAGTTTTTTAATTTAACGTAAAATCCTAATAAAATCAATACTTTGCAACGCAAGTTTTTATTTATAGTATATTATTGTTTTAATAGTTTTTATTTATAGTTATATTAACCCATTGAAGCGTTGTTAATGATATTTCTGTTTAATGCTTGCCCTGTTGTAACCGCACCTGCTACTACATACGCTTGAACAGGTTGCATATTTTGTTCTGCCATACCTTGTGCTATTTGATTTGCACCACCTTGACCTACTACGTTAAAAGAAGGGGCTGAACCTGCACCTGCACCACCACCCGTTCCTGCACCTGCACCACTCGGAGCACCACCACCACCTAAAGCAGAAAGTGCTTTTGATGTAGCTGCTATATTTGCTGCAATACCTAAACCTGCAGAAACTTGATTCATTATTTTTTTAGTAGCTAAATATGGTATACCTGCAGGCCCCATTAAAGCTGCTGCTGCTGTATCGGCTGCATTGGCTGCTTGTGTACCAATTATAATTCTTGCAATACCCATAGCACTTTCAGCAATAATTAAACCTTTTTGTATATCTTCATTTCCTTCAAACAAGCCTTTTAATAAACTTAAACCACCTTCTATATTTGATAATGTAGCTTCTTGTATTGCTTTTTTACCTTCTAAAGTTGCTTTTTCTTGTTCTAATATTTTTTCTTTAGTTTGTGTTGCATTAAGAACTAAAGCATTATCTATTTCTTGTTTTTTAGTTGCAAATTCTAATTCAGCATCTACCCTTGCTTGTGTGCCTAAAGTTGCAGCATTTATATTATTTTGTAACCTTTCAAGTTCAATTCTTTTTTCCTCCTCTAAATTAGCTTTTTGTTTTTCTAATTTTTTTAATTCGTTTGTTTCTAATTCCTCATCAAATTTTCTTTGTTCAATAGCCAAAGCATTTAAACCTTCAATTTGTGATTGACCTAAAGCAATCTTTTCTTTTTCTAAAGAAATACTATTTGCAATTTGTTCACTTCGTAAACCTTCAACTTGTGCTAATACTCCTTCTTTGTTTGCTAATGCTTCTGTTACAGCAGCTTGATTTTCAATGCTTTTATTCATTGAATAATTTGCTTGGGCTGCTTGAACTTGTAAATCAGCTTGGGCTATCATAGCTTTTTGCTGTTTTTCTAAAACTTTTTGTAAATCATTATTAGCTTTAATTCTATCATCAATGCTTAATAAATCATTATCCCTAATTTGTCTTAATTTTTCTGCTTGCCTGTCATATTGTTCAACTAACCTACCTTGTTCTGCAGCAGCTAATATAGCAGTGTTTTGTAGTTTAACATTTGCCTCGGATGCTTTATATGTTTTAACAGCGTAATTTGTAATTGCTTCTGCAGCATCACCTAAAGCTTTACCTGTTCTATCAACTGTATTATTAACACCTGTAAATATATCAACGGATTCTTTACCTGCTTTTTTAACAGAATCCATAGCACCTGCAAAATCGCCCTGAAATACTTTACTTATTGCTTCACCAATGTAACCTATTGTATCTAAAAATGAATTAAATCTTTCAATTAAATTTTCTTTAACTAAATCACCGAACTTTTTTAAATACTTTGTAGGGTTTTCAAATACATCTTTAAATACATTTATAACAGCAGGAAAATTATCCATTACAAAGCCAACCAAATCATTAAAGGCAATAGATAAAGCACCAATAACAGTATTAAAAGCATCTACAACTTTTTGATTTTTACCTAATACTTCTTTAAAAATATTAAATGCTTCTAAAACTAAACCAATACCAAGTGCTTTAATAGCAAGCCCCATTCCTTTAAATCCATCTGCCATAGATTTAATTCCTGATTCAGCATTTTTAGTAGATTTTTGTATGCTTTTTATTTCATCTGCAGTATCATCAAAAGTAGTATTTAATTTTTTTACTTCTTTAGTAACAACATCTAAATTACTTTGTATTTCTAAATTTACTATTTTGTTTTCCATTCTCTTTTTATTTTTTCAAATGCTTGTTTCCAAGAAGTTGTTAATTTATATTTTCCTTTTGCTATTTCTATTACTTCACTTTGCCCGTAATGTTCGTGTAGTGATAATAATTCTAAAATGTTTTTTATCATATTGCTGTTTGTAAAATATTTATATATTCTGTTTTTTGCAAAATACTATCTATATAATATTCAATTCCTATTCTATCAGTTCTATCTACTCCACTCGCATTTGCAGGTATAGTAACTGTTAGTGTAATATCGTTTACATTATCTAATGTTGGCGTGTAAACTAAATAATTTTCTGCACCTTTTAAAGAAAAACTATCATAATCATTTAAATAAATAACTTCTTCTACAACCTGTGCTGTGTTATCAACTTGGAACACATCATAACTTGCATATCTATAACCAACAGAACTTGCAGCGTTTATTCCTCTATAGTCTGTAATTAATTCTAAATTAGCTTCACCTGTTGTTAAATCGGTAGTCATATTATTAATAATATACCTTTTATTTCTAATTACTAACCTATCATTTAAAGCTATACCTAATGACCTACCTGCACCATTCGTAACAGATGAATTTAACAAACTTGTAGGAAACAATGCTTTACATTTAATAACCCTTGTTTTAATATTGTATAAATTATCAATATAGTTTTTATAGTGTCTAAAATATAATCCTTTTGCTGCTAAAACATTATACCAAGGTGATTGTTCGTTTCCAAAGTTCATAGTCATTAAATATGAAAATGTAGCATCTGTTGGTAAACTATTATATTCATTTGAAAATCTAATGTAATTATCTTGATGCGAGTGTCCGGATTCTGTTGTAATATATATTCTATCTGAACCACTTAAATTTGTAGGTAATTCGCCATTGTTATAAATTAACATTGGTTTTGGTGTATATGGTTTTAAATCTTTATCTATTAAAGTAGCAGTTTCAAAATTATATCCTACAGCTCTTTCAAATAAAACATTTTCAAATGGTAGTTTAATATCATAATTTGCAGATTCACTTGAATTAGTATTAGTATAAATTAAATCACCATATTCAGTGTTGTATAAACCTCTATAAGCGTTGTTTAAAATATTATTACTTTTTTCATATTGAAAGTTTATTGCCTTAAATAATTTAGGGCGTTCAATATCCATTTCATCTGCATAAACATATTTTGTTATATCTAATATTTTACCTGCATTGTAATACATTTCTAAAGGTAG